GACAGCGAAAGATTTAAAAAAACTGACTTCTTCAATAGACAAATTATTTATATCCGAAAATATTAAGCCAATAACGACAAAATCGGGAATAACATTGAATAAATGGGCGATAGATGAATATAACAAAGATGTAAAAATTGTAAATAAATTAAAATTAAAAGAATTAGACATTATGTTAAAAACACCATTCAAAGGAACTGAATTTTCATATGCTCAAATGGGCGGTGACATTGGAAATGAATTAAGACCAATTAACAAAAAATCTAGTGAATACGATAAAATATCAGATTTTAGGAAAATGTTAAAATCTGTACAATTTAGGAGTTTTCCTAGTTATAGTAAATACAGAAACAATTTATATAAAGATAATTTTATAAAATCATTATATCAAGTAGGAAATGAATACATAGATGAATATGGAAATATACAAACGATAGATTTAAAAGACGTTATTTCAAAAATTCCAGCGGAAAAATTTATTGATTTTCTAAGAAATATTGGTGAAGATTTACACTTAATTTTAAACGAAAATTATACAGTTTTGCAACAACGTGAAAGACTAACTGAACTTGTAGAACTAGTCAAAGGATTTGGGGTTGATGTTGTTTAGTGCTGACTTTGAAACTATAACAGACGAAAATGATTGTAGAGTATGGGCATGGGGAATATGTGATATACCATATACATTTGCAAATTTTGGTAATAGCATAGAGTCCTTTTTTGAACATTTAAAGACATTAAAAGAAAATTCAAAAATATATTTTCACAATCTCAAATTTGACGGTAGTTTTATTTTAAATTATCTGTTATCAAATGGTTACACATGGGTAAAAGGAAAACAAGATTTAAAAATGAATACGTTTACCACTATGATATCTGAAGATATAAAATATTACAATATATCTTTTTATGTTAACAAGAAAGTAAAGGTTGATATATACGATAGTTTAAAAATAATTAATTTAACAGTGGAACAGATTGCAAAATCTTTCGGTATGCCGTTTCAAAAAGAAGAAATTGATTATAACGAATATAGAAGCAAAGACCATATAATGACAGAGAAAGAAAAAAGTTATTTATTAAACGATATAAAGATAGTTGCAACAGCATTAGATTATTTCTTTGAACAAAATCTAAAGAAAATGACACAAGGTAGTAATGCTTTATATAACTACAAGCAAATTATAGGCGGTGAAAAACATTTCAGACAATTTTTTCCACAATTAGACGTTTCAATTGATAGTGACATAAGGAAATCATATAGAGGTGGATTTACATATTTAAATCCAAAATTTGCAGGCAAATTGATAAAAGAAGATGGATTTGTTATAGACTATAATAGTCTTTATCCTAGTGTTATGTTAATGAAACCTTTGCCATATTCACAACCAGTATTTTTTCAAGGTCAATATGAATATGATAGATATTATCCTCTCTATATTCAGCATTTAAGAGCGCAATTTACTGTAAAAAAAGGTCACATTCCAACTATACAATTAAAAAACAATTTATCATTTATAGCGAACGAATACATAACAGACAGCGGTTTTGAATATCCTGATTTATATTTGACAAATGTTGATTTGTGTTTGTTTTATGAACATTACGATGTTTATAATATTGAGTTTATAGACGGTTGGAAGTTCAGAGCACAAAAAGGTATGTTTGATAAATATATAAACAAATGGAGTAGGGTTAAGGTAGAAAGCAAGCTACAAGGAAACAAAGGAATGACACTAATAGCTAAACTTTTGTTAAATTCATTATACGGAAAGTTTGGAACATCACCAAAAGGAAGAAGTAAAAAACCAGTATTAGAAAACGGAATATTAAAATTTGAAAAGTTAGAGGAAGAAGAACGGAAACCTGTTTATATTCCATGTGCTGTATTTATCACAGCATGGGCAAGAAATGAAACTATAAGAATGGCTCAGAAAATTCACGAAACAGGAAAATACATCTACAGTGATACTGATAGCATACACGCAATTGGCGCTATACCTGATTTTATACCGTTAGACAATGCAAAACTAGGTTTTTGGAAGCATGAATTTAACATACGATATTGTAAATATTTACGTCAAAAATGTTATGTTGATTATGGAACAGAACCTAACAGTAATAAGTTAGAACGTAATATAACAGTTGCAGGATTGCCAAAATCAGCAAAAAAGTCATTCACAATCAAAAAGTTTAACATAGGTAGTGTATATTCAGGAAAATTACAACCGAAGCAAGTCAAGGGTGGTGTGATATTAAAAACCACAGACTTTACTATTAAAGGAAAGTGAAGTAAAATTCATGTTGACAAACTCAAACAAAAGGAGTATAATGAAAGGAGAGAAAGGGAAAAAGTCATGATATATCAATGTTGGAAACCACGGTGAAGAACCGCCAACATGGATTGTCTAGGTGGTACTAGATATCATTGACTTTTCCCAATCTTGTAAAATGGAATATTTTAATATAAATGATGTTTTATCACACAACAAATTATTTAACTTTATTGTTGGTGAACGTGGAAACGGAAAAACTTATGGCGCATTAGAATACGTTGTAAAACGTTATTTGAAATATGGTGAGGAATTTATATATTTGAGAAGATTTAAAACAGAGATAAAAAAAGTAAATTCTCTGTTTGAACCGTTGAAAATAAATAACCCAAAATGGGAAATAACAGAAAAGAATAAATGTTTTTATATGAATGGTAAGTATATGGGATTTGCTCATGCCTTAACTCAATCTGTTGTACAAGCTAGTGTTGCCACACCTAAAGTGGGTACAATTATATTTGATGAATTTACCATGAAAGAGGGAACATATCATTATTTAAATAATGAAGTTGAAGATTATTTTTTACATTTTTGGTGTACCGTTGACAGGTTTAGAGGTGTTAAAGTAATATTTATAAGTAATGCTTATTCTGTAATTAATCCATATTTCACTTATTTTGGCATAAATTTTGATGAGGGAAATATATGGAAAAATGAGGATATTATAGCGATGAAAACAAACAGCGTTAAATATCGGGAGCAGATAAAACAAACACGTTCGGGTCAACTATTATCTAAAACGAATTACGGAAACTTTGCTTTAAATAATCAGTTTAAATTAGATAGCTATGACTTTATTGCAGAAAAAACTTCAAATGCTAGATACAAGTTTGATATGATTCTTGACGGGTTACAAGTAGGCGTTTGGTTTGATAACGAAAGTGGTTATTATTTTATAACAAATAAATATAGCTGTAATGGAACAAATTCAATTAAATTTGCATTAAGTAATACAGACTTAAAAGGCGCAACAATTTTTACTAAAAATGTACGTGGAATATTTCAGCTTGAAAATTTAGGAAAAATGTATCGCTATGGTAGAGTTTACTTTGAAGATTTGCAAATTAAAAAAGTTTATGAAAGTGTGATATCAAAATGGTAATAAACAGAAGAATGTATAATTATTCTAATCATTATTATGAAATGGGATTCACAATAAAGGAAGTAGGAACTTTCATTCATAAAATATTTGAATTACCATTAACAACTAGTAGAAGAATCGCAGAATATTGTATTTATTGTAAACAAGCTAATAAAGGATTTTGTCCGATTGATGTACAGGAGTTGATAAAATGAAAGATATTTTTTGTTTTTGTTGTGCTTGTGTAAGCAGTGCAATTTTATATCTGGTAGGTGACATAACAATGCCTTTCATAATTCTATTAATATTTATGTGTACTGATTACATAACAGGATTAATATTATCAGGTATATTTAAAAAATCAAAGAAAACAGAATCAGGTGGTTTATCATCTGAAATTGGATTCAAAGGTTTGATTAAAAAAGTTTGTATTATAATTTGTGTGATAGTCGCTAATATGTTAGATTATGTGTTAAAAACAAATTATATTAGAAATGTTGTTATAATTTCATTCATTACAAACGAAGTCATTAGCATTATTGAAAACTTAGGATTAATCGGTGTAAAAATTCCTAAAGTTATCACAAATGCTATTGATATATTAAAAGGAAAAGAGGAAGATGAAAATGCAAAGATTGGGGATTGATTTATCCGAACATAACGGAGATTTCAAGAGTAGTCGATTAGACGATTTTGAATTTGTTATGATTCGGACAGGTTATGGAAGCATTAACAAGGATAAACAAGAGGACAAACAAGTTTACAATAATGCCAAAAAGTGTATTAAAGCAAAAATACCATTCGGCTTTTATCATTATACATATGCTCTTGATACTAAAATGGCAGAAGCAGAAGCAGATTTTTGTCTGTCCATTGTAGATAAAATATCGAATCAAGGTCACAGACCGATGTACCCTATTGCATTTGATATTGAAGATAAAAAACTTGACAAGCTAACAATTGCACAACGTACTGATATTTGTATTGCATTTTGTGATAAAATAGAAAAAGCTGGATATTACGCTGTGATTTATGCAAGTACAAGCTATTTTAAATCTAAATTAGATTTGCAAAGATTAACACGCTTTGACAAATGGCTTGCAGATTGGACAAAGAAAAAAGATGAAGATTTACAAAAAATTATTCCTCATGGTATACGTCAATTTAAGGTTGACAGAAACGAAAATTTGGATTACAATTATGCTTATAAGGATTATCCAGATATTATAGGAAAAATGTATGGAATAAAAAAAGAGTTAAAAGTTGGCAGTGTTGTTAAGGTTCTTAAACCTATTATATATGGAACTAACAAAAAATTCAAACAATATTATGAATACTACGAAGTATTAAGTATTGGAAAAATTAGAAAGAACCGTATCGTAATAGGCAGAGATGGAATTACAACATCTGCAATTGATAAAAAATATTTAGAGGTGATTAAGTAATGACAATCGACGAATTATTCCAAAACATTGCAGAAAAGACTACAAACAACGAAAACATAAGTGTTGAACTAAATGATTTAATGACAAGTGTAAAATCGTTACAAGGAGTAAACACACAACAAGAGCAACAAATAAAGGAATTGCAAGACTATAATTCAAAATTAAAAGACGCTAATAGCAATTTGCTATTGTCAAAAGGGTTTGTTTCTAGATTTGAAAAAGAACCAGAACCAGAACCCGAAGAAGATAAACCTAGAAATATTAAAGATTTTATTAAATTTGATTAGGAGTGATTTTTATGGGAGTTAATTTAGAGAATGGTGCGGAAGTAGTAAATACAGTAGTTGAGAATATGTCGCCAACGTTAAGAGCAAGTATTCCGCAAGCAACAGCAACAAATATTCAAGATGTAGGAAAACCGATTTTGCAGTGGAGTGAATTGGCTAATGCTTTTTACACTACTTTATTTAACCTAATTGGAATAACTTATGTTGAATACAGAAGTTATAAAAACCCACTTTCAATGTTCAAACGTGGTGATTCTATTTTAGGTAGTGATGTGAGAGAGATTGCAATCAACTTACAAACCGAAAAAGACTATGACGTAACTGGGAGCAGACTTTTGACAAATGAAGCACCAGATTTGAAAGTTGCTTATTATAGGGTAAACCGTCAAAAAGATTTTGAAGTTACAAATATTGAAAGTGAATTGCAAATGGCATTTTCTAGTTGGGATAACTTTGGTACGCTTGTTAGCAGAATTGTTGATAACCTTTATCGTTCAAACGAAGTTGCAGAGTACGAATGGACAAAGGGAACTATTTCAACTGCTATTAATGACGGACATTTAACTACAAAACAGCTTGCAATGCCGACTGATTCCGCAACTGCAAATGCATTTGTTAAGGCTGTCAAAACATTATCAGATAAATTTACTTTTTTCTCTACTGAATATAATGCTTATAACAAAATGGCAACAAGCGATACTAAAAAATTCAAAACCTTTACACCTAAAGAGCAACAAGTTTTGATTGCAACCCCTGAAGTAATGGCAAGTATTGATGTAGATAGTTTGGCAACAGCGTTTAATCTTTCAAAGGTTGAATTTATGGGAAGAACAATTGTTGTAGATGATTTTGGTGGAACAGAGGAAACCCCGATTACAGCATATGCAATGTTGTGTGATTCAGCATTTATTAAAATTTGGGATAAAACAAAGTATTTCAATACATTCGTAAATCCTGCTAACATGAGTGCAAAACACTTCTTCCATGTATGGCAAACTTATGGATATAGTCCATTTGCAAACGCTGTTTTATTCAAACCTGCTGAATAGTTTATGAAAGGAGATACGGAACATGACTTTTACACCAGATTCAAAGGTGCGGTTATGTTCCGTTCCTTTTAGTGATTATACCAACGTGTTAAGTTTTAAAAATAATGATGAGGCTAGAGCAAATTACTTTATGAGTAAAACTGTTTACAACTTAACAGACGTTAACGGGTATAGTTACGTTAAGGGGAGCGGAGCAATTAGAGTTAATAAAAGCAAAGATTCACTATATAATGTTAATTATATGATGTATAGAAACGACCATTTTGGTAGTAAATGGTTCTATGCTTTTGTTGATTCACTAGAATATATAAACGCAAATGTAACTGAAATTAGATTCAGTACAGATGTATGGCAGACATGGGAAAGTGCTTTAAATTTTCATGAATCATTCATTGTACGTCAGCATATTCCAAAAGGCGAAGATACTATCGGAGCAAATTTGCAACCAGAGGGATTTACAAATTTAAAATATGTTGAAGAAAAATTATTAAGAAATGATTTAGTTAAATATCATTCGTCTGATAAATCGTTAGCTATAATAGTTTGTTGTACAGAATATCCTGACGGAGATAGCGGAGTATGGAGAAAACCACCTAAATGTTTAATTGATGAAGTACAAGGCACGTTAGCATATATCCCGTTCATTTCTACAAATACATTTTTTAATTTTCTATCAAAGTTTATTAATGAAAGTGGTAAATCCGAATCAATTGTAAATATTTTTACTTGCCCAATAGAATGTTTTTACGACCAGACAAGTGGTACATTTAACTTTAAAGAGGGTACACCTTTGGGGGTATCTCCGAATGTATCAGTTAGTGATGTTTGGGAAACCAATTGGATTAGATATAGAATACCAAAAATGAATAAAATAAACATTGGAACACATGGAACAACTGTTAATCATTATGCTAGAAATAATAAAATGTATACATTTCCATTCACTAAGGTAATATTAACTAATAATAGTGGAAGCAGTTTAACATTTAGGCAAGAATTTTTTGACGGAACACCAACAGAGGGTGAGGACATTGTTTTTGATGTAAGGAATACTGTTTTACAACCTGTCACATCATATTGTCACCCTGCCAATTATAGAGAGGGAGATTATGTAAACGGACTTTCATTAACAAATTATCCAATGTTGCCGTGGTATACAGATACATATAGTAGGTGGTTAACATTAAATCAAAATACATTAAAATATCAACAATTGACACCTATAATTAATGCAGGGGTTAACAATTTTAATAACATGGTTTCATCATTAACAGGTGGAGCAGGAAATTATGCAGGAGCAGGTACGCAAATGGATAGTGCTAGAACGACACAAGGACAATTTAATGCCATTGGTGGGGCTATCGGAAATAGAATTGCTTCACTAGGAACGCAAATTAATAACACTGTAAATAACCTTGTATCAACTGGAGAACAAATATGGAGTTTTTACGCAAAAAAAGCTGATATGGAATTACAGCCAAATTTATCAGCAGGAAATTATAACGCAAATAATATTTTACAAATGAATCAAAAATTAAATTTTAGTGTAATGTTTCAAAGAGTATGTTTCGAACAATTCAAACAAATAGATAACTATTTTGATAAATTCGGTTATGCCATAAACGATTTTAAAGCTGTTAACTATAATAATCGTTCTAATTTTGATTATATTGAAACTTCACAAGTTGTCATTGAGGGTGATGTTCCAGAAGATGACATGAACGTAATAAAAAATATGTTTAACAGTGGTGTAAGAATATGGCATGATACAACTACATTTTTAAATTATTCAGCATACGAATATAATACTAGCAATAAAAAATAGGTGGTGATAATATGGGAAAACGTAAACCATGGGATACTAATTTGTGTATGTATAAAAACAACACAGCTTTTATGATGTACTATTCATATCTTGCAAATTTGCTATTGTCTAGGTATGAATGGAAAAATTTACCCGAATCAATGAACGAACGTTTCATAGAATTGTGTTTGTTCGAAGATGGAAAAGCAGTATTTGTAAATGATGATTTGTATGGAATGCTGAATTTAAGATATTCCGAATCGAATACATTAAATATCTATCAAGAGCCAGAAGAAATAAACGCATATTCTCTTGACTATCACAAAACATATAAACTACAAGATGTTGCACTGATTTACAACAATTATACCAAAATGCCAGACTTAGGGATTGTCTGTGAGTATGCTCTTAGGTTATATGATATCAGAAGAACGATAGATGTAAATACTAGAGTACAGAAAACACCATTGCTAATGTTGTGTCCTGATAATAAAAAGTTGACATTAAAAAATATTTATATGCAATATGACGGTAACGAGCCAGCTATATACGGATATAAAGACACGTTCAATGACACCGAATTTAAAGTATTGAAAACAGACGCACCGTTTATCGGTAATGACATGACATTACTGTTTAACAAAGTTCTAGATGAATTTTTGACAAGGTATGGTATCAACAATGCTAATACAGACAAACGGGAAAGGTTAATCACTGATGAAGTAAACGCAAATAATCAATTGGTACAATTATGTGGTGATGTTGGATTACTTTGTAGAAAACAAGCATGTGAAAAATTCAATAAACTTTATGGAACAAATATTGATGTTGAATTAAGACAAGAACCTTTAGAGAAAGAATGTAAAGAGGGTGATGAAAATGAGTCGATATACGATTGAATTACGTTATTTAATTGAGGGTAACTATGATTTAGGGTTAAAAGATTATCCAATATTTGATGAATCATATCGAGAACAATTAAATAATAAAATCATTCAACATTATTATTTTCGTGAAATAGGATTCGAAACAGAAGCATTATTTAAGAACAGATTAAACCAAAAGATGAATGAAATAATGCCGTACTACAATCAAATGTACGAATCTGAATTAATAAAAATAAATCCTCTATACACTACAAATATAGAAGAAAAATTTGCAAGAGAATCAATAGCTTCTGGGAACGGAACTTCAGAAACAACAGGCACTGGAAACAATACATCATCATTCAACACTACACAAACAACAGATTATGGAAAAGTAAGTAAATTTTCTGATATAGCACAAGCACAAACTACACCAAACGAAATATTGAACGACAAATATTTGACTAGTGCAACAGTAGATGATGGTCAAGACAAAGATACAAATAACGGAACGAACACTTCCGAATCACAATCAACATCTAGTGGAACAACTTCAAGTAACAATAATTTAAATGAAAATACAACACTATCCAAAACTGGAAACAATGGAACAGCAAGCGAAAGTGAATTATTAAATATGTATCGTGAAACATTTTTAAATATTGACATGATGATTATTGACGATTTAGACGAACTATTTTTAGGAATTTGGTAAGGAGTGTATTAAAATGATTGATTTTACAAAAGTACCTAATATTCACTATTGGACACAAAGAGTTTTACCTTGTGTGTTTGATGAAAGTTTATCATACGTTGAAAAAATTAACAAACTAGAAGAAGAAATAAACAAACTAATTGAAGAGTACAATACATTCGGTCAAAATGTTGTAACGGAAATAAATACATTTGAAGAAGAAACTACAAATCAAATTAATACATTTATTCAACAAATAACAAATGAAATTAATACCTTTAAAGCTGACATTACAAATCAATTAAATACATTTGAAACAACAATAACAAACAGACAAACCGCTTTTGAAACTAGAATTTTGGAATTAACGCAAGAATTTGAAACAGCTATTAACAATGATATTGCAACGTTCAAGCAAACAATGACAACACAACAAGAAGAATTTGAAAATAGGGTCACAGAAGAAAATCAGCAATTTATGAATCAAGTAAATCAAAGTATATCTGATATGCAATTAATTGTTGATGATATACCTGCGGTAGTTCCACAATTGGTAAAAACTGATACAGAAAAATGGCTTGTGTCAAATGCCCCTGCAATGATTGAATCAAGTGTTGCTAACAATGTAAACAAAGTTTTTGATGTAGACCAATTATATAATAGCGGAACAAGTGAAACAATTGGTGATATAAATAACTGGACAGATACAGGAATTTATTTTGGAACTACAAATAGTGAATTTCTTAATTTTCCAGATAGTGTTGGTGCAGGTTATAATTTTTGTTGTATTGTTGGTCATTCAGCAGACACAAGTGTATATAACCCATTGCAACAGAATCTATATATTTCTAATGGAAATATATATTACAGGCCACAATCAGATATTCAAGCGTGGGATAATTGGTATAAATCAAATATTTCAGTAACCAATATTCCATACAATACTACAATTGATTTCAACACTTATTTTTACACAAGTACAGAAGTTGCAAATGGTGATATGTGGATTGGCACATTTCAAGGCTATGATAAATGGCTAAATGCACCTAGTGGATTTAAAGTTGGTGATATTACATTAATTACAAATGATATATTGTACGCTGGCGGTACAATTGTAAATGTTGAAAAAGTAACAAAAATTGGTAGCACAGCAAGCAATCCGCAATATATCGGTAAAACATGGAGTAGATGTAAAGTTGGGACAACATGGTTATCATGGAATCCGACAACTCTTGATTACCAATACAAAGAAATACTCACAAATACCGATTTGGATAATTTGACGGAAACTGGAATCTATACTGTTAGTAGTTTGAGTGGTGTTACAATAAATGGCTTACCGTCTACATCATTGCAATATGGTGATTTTTATATTCGAGTAACAGCAAATAATATAGGTGAATCTGAAAACGAAATAATCCAAGAAATTATAAATGCAGGAAGTAGTCCATCTACCTACATCCGTGAAAAAATAGGTGTTAATTGGAATAAATGGCACGGAATTCCACAAAAGGAATTATTGTGGAGTGGAGTTGCAACAGTAACAAATCCAATGGGATATGCTGAAAAGGGATATACACATATTGAAACATCAGGTATAACAGATGTTGAAATATCTAATACAAGTAATGCTTTAAGTAAATTTGTAGCATCACATGAAGTTATTGTAAGTGTTTCTAATGCAAGTGTGACATATATGAACCCACCTGTAACAACAGGATATACTTTCGGAGTAACAACAGACGAAATAACAGGTAAAAAAGTAGTAAAAATTAACGTTGTATTAGAAAATATGGTATCATCTGCACCGAGTGGAGCTGGATACTATGTTTCATACAAACTTTA